CACCATCAGGAGAACCTCATGGCCAAGGGCCAGCAGAGCCTCGGAAGCGACCTGGCGTGGGCGACTCGCTCCGCGCTCACGGATCTGACCAGTGCTGTGGGTACGCCCGCGGGCGGCACGGTCGACGTGACGGGTACGCCCACCCAGACCACGGTCAACAACAACTTCGCGACGCTCGTGTCGCGCCTCAACGCCCTGACGGCCGCCCTGCGCGACGCCGGAATCATCGCCAGCTGAGGAGGGAAGATCCATGCGTGTTCGCATGAAGATGGAAGTGTCGGGGGCTCGGAACGGCGTGGCATGGCCGAAGCGCGGGGAGACCTTCGACGTCTCGGACTCCGAGGGTGCCGATCTGTGCGCCTCCGGGCTCGCCGAGCCGGTCGCGGATTCCGACGGCGACGTCGAGAAGGCCGTACCCGCCGAGGACGCCGAAGAGCGGGCCTTGACGACGGAGAACTCCGCCGCCGTGACCCCCGGCGCCTCGGAGGAGAAGCCGTCCGCCTCCGCGAAGAAGACCGCCGCGAAGCGCGCCCCGGCCAAGCCCGCGGAGGGCAAGTAGCCGTGGAAGAGCACGTGTTCATCGTGACGTTGGAAGCCTCTGGCGAGGTCACTCGCGCGCAGCCTGCCGATGACGCCGCTGAGCCGGATCCCGAGGAGGTCGAGCAGTGACCGCAGGACTCGCCCCCAGCCTCGTCTCCGGCTGGCTCAATACGCAGCGCACCACCGGCAACGGCGGCGCCGCATACAGCGCGGTCGTCGGCACGTTCGTGCAGCTGCACACTGGCGACCCGGGTGCGGCCGGCACCTCCAATGTCAGCGTCGGCTCCACCACGCGGAACTCGTTCGTGTTCTCCAGCTCGTCGTCGGGGTCGGCGCTGTCGCTGGGCACTCCGCCATCGGCGTGGACGAACGGCGGCACGTCGGAGACGCTCACCCACATCTCCGTGTGGACAGCGTCGACGTCCGGGACCTTCCTGTTCTCCGTGGCGCTGACAGTCAGCAAAGCTTGGGCCTCGGCAGACACGTTCACTTTGCAGTCTTTGTCTGCAAGCCTGTCGCCGCAAGCCGCTTGATTTAGACTTAGAGGTATGGCGGAAGAGCGACGGCAACGAGGAACTCCATTCAGTGCAGAGCAAGTTGCGGACATGGTCCGCCGGTACGAGGCGGGCGAGACGAATCGCGCGATCGGCAAGGTGTACGCATGCGGCAAAGACCGCGTGGCGAAAGTCATCAAAGCTGAGGGCGTATACCAAGGCCGGGCCCGCTTTCGCGCTCTGAATGAAACGCAGAAGCAAGAGGCTCTGCAGCGGTATGAGGCTGGCGAGTCGGCCCGTTCGATCAGTCTCTCGATGGGCTGCAAGAGCGCGAAGCCCGTGGAGGCACTGCTCAAGGCTGAAGGCGTGTACCGCCCTAGGCTCTTCGAGGGCTTCACTTCCGGGGAAGAAGACGACCTCGTCACACGATACGAAGCTCGTGAGTCAGTCGAGAGCTTGGCCCGAAGTTACGACTGTGGGCGTGGGCCGGTGGTGACCATCCTCAGACGCCGCGGCGTCTACAAGGCTCAGCGCTACCAAGGATTCACCCCAGAAGAGAGGGACCGTATCGTTGCGGGCTATCGCGACGGCGTAACCCCCGCAGCTCTCGCCCGTGAGTTTAAATGTGCTCACGAAACGATTGATCGAATGCTTCAGCGGCTGGGTGAGTGGAAGACCCCGACGGCGCTTGAGCGGGTCGGGTCGCGCTTCACGATGGATCAGAAGCGCGAGATGGTCGCCCTCTACGAGGCTGGGGATAGCATCTATAAGATCGGTAAGAGCTTCGGTGCGATCCCCCAGTCGATCTGGAGCATCCTTCGGGCCGCCGACGTTCAGTTCCGTGACAAAGCGTGGCGCGGTGGCCGAGTTGGGGCGTCGGGTGGATACATCGCGGTAGCGGCTGACCCCGATGATCCGATCGCGTCATCCATGGCCACCGTCACGGGCTACGTACTTGAACACAGGCTCGTGATGGCGAAGTCGCTCGGACGACCCCTGACCCGCCACGAGACGGTGCATCACATCAACGGTGACAAGCGGGATAACCGCCTGGAGAACCTCCAGCTTCGTAACGGCAATCACGGCAAGGGCGTTCGGCTCGCCTGCTTGGACTGCGGATCGCACAACGTGGCTGCCGCTCCTCTGACTCCGTAGACGCGGCCCTGGCAGGGAGGCCGTCATGACGACCTTCACCGACGACTTCAACCGGTCCAACGGCGCCCCTGGAGCCAACTGGGTTGACGCGACCGGCCTCTGGGCCATCGTCTCCAATCAGCTCTCGTCGGGGACCGTGGGCGGCACGATCGTCATCCGTGCCGCCACCACGATGGCCACGAACGACAACTCGGCGCAGGTCACGATCGCCGCCACCGCAGCCGTCAGCCACGGCATCTGGTGCCGCGGCAATACGGGCTTCACGCAGGGCTATCTCTGGCGCAACGACGGCAGTAGCTGGACGTTGTTCTCGGTCGTCGGCGGGTCGTTCACCTCGATCGGCTCCTTCGCGGCAGCAGCCGTCGCGGGCGACGTCGTGAAAGTCCAGGCAGTCGGCTCTACGATCAAGGGTTTCGTCAACGGAGTCGCCCGCGTCACCGTCACCGACACCGCCGTGACTACCGGCACCAGCGTCGGACTCAGGGCCGAATCCACCAACTCGCTCCGTTTTGACGACTTCACCGCGGCGGACGTCACCTCCGGCGCCACAGGCGACGCCGCACTCGCGGGTACGGCCTCCCTGTCTGCCAGCGGCGTGCGGGCCACCAGCGGCGCCTCTTCGCTGGCCGCGACAGCAGGCCTGACGGCCTCGGGCCAGCGGGCTACGACGGGCGATGCCGCTCTGGCGGCCTCGGTCGGACTTACTGCGAGCGGCCAGCGGGCCACTACCGGCAACGCGGGACTGACCGCCACGGCGGGCCTGACAGCCGACGGTGTGCGCGCCGCAGCGGGAGCCGCGAGCCTGTCGGCCACCGCAGGCCTGACGGCAGACGGTGTTCGAGGTACGTCCGGAGTGGCCGCCCTCGCAGTGTCGGCGTCGCTGTCAGCCGCCGGTGTGGTGGTCACCAGCGGTACGGGCGACGCGGCGATAACCGCAACCGCGACCCTCGCCGCAGCGGGCTCGGTCGCCCGCCGCCTCGACGCATCACTCACCGGCACGGCCGCCCTGGTGGCCGCCGGAGCGATCGGGGCCGCATCCGGAGGCAGCCTGGCCGTCATTGCAGGCCTCCACGCCTCCGGGCAGGTCGCCGGCGCGATCGTCCGTGGCAGTGCGCGGCGAGCAGCAGGGGTCCAACCCGGCGCCCGTCGTGGAGAGCCGGTCGGACCCCAGACGCGGCGCGCAAAGCCGACCGTACCGACAGCGAGGGGAGGAGCCCAGTGATCGACCTCGGAGCCGTCTATCAAGTGGCCGTCGACGTTGCCGACGCTTCGGGAGCTCCCGCGGACCCGTCCTCTGCTGACCTCACGATCATCCTGCCGGACGGGACCACGGTCAGCCCCGGCGTCCCGGCACCGTCGACCACCGGGCAGGTCCGCGTCGACTACGTGACCGTCCAGGCGGGCCGTCACGTGTGGCGGCTCGTCACCAGCGGGCCCACCACCGCGTTCGCGGATGTCTTCGATGTGCAGCCTGCGATGCCGGTCGGCATCGTGTCGCTGGCGGACGCGCGTGCCCAGCTGAACATGGGGGCGTCGGAGATCGCTGACGACGATGAGCTCCGCGGCTTCATCGCGGCGGCGACGGGGGCGGTCGAGCGGGCGCTCGGCCGAGTCGTGGTGCGGCGCACGATTGTCGAGCGGCATCAGATCGGCCGGGCCAGCGAGGTTCTGCTTCGCGAGGTGCCGGTGCTGTCGCTGACGTCGGCGGCGACAGCGGACGGATCGACGACGTGGAACACGGCGAACCTGCGAGTCGACGGCGAGACGGGCCTATTGAAGGTCACCTCCGGCGAACTGCTCGCGGGCGACGTGGACTTTACGTACCAGGCGGGCGAGGTCGTCATCCCGGATGACTACCGGCTCGCAGCCCTGATCATCATCGAACATCTGTGGGAGACGCAGCGCGGCACGATGGGTGTGCAGCTGGGCGGCGACAGTGAGGCGTACACGCCGGGCCGCGGCTTCGCGATCCCACGCCGGGCCCTTGAGCTCCTCGATCCGCCTTTGCCGGGGGTGGCGTAGATGGGCCGTGAGATCCGTCGGGTCGAGGTAGCGGCGGTCTGCTTCGTCTCGCGCCACAACTCCAAGCAGGATGACATTGACGACGCCTTGGTTGAGGAGATGCGGCAGCGACTGCAGGAAGTAGCCCGCCCCATCTTCGATGACCCCCGCTACAAGGGAGTCATCGGCTACACGGAGGGGATCGAGTAATGGCCTGGTCGTCCAAGCTCCCGGCCGCGATGGATGCTCTCGTGGCAGCTTTCGTCGCCTGGCCGGGCCTGGAAGGCGTGACGGTGCGGGACGGGCCGTCGACCTCACAGGCGTCCGTGCAGGAGATCGTGTCCGTCGGCTACACAGGCGGCGAGAATGAGACCGACGCCGAGTCCACGCTGATGACCGAGGGCCTCGGCGGAACCGTGGACCGCGAGCAGTTCATCATCCGCTGCGCCACCGCAGTCCTGGTCGGCGGGGACGGCGTTGCTGGCGCCCGGCGACGCGCGTATGAGCTGCTCACCGAGGCCGGGGCCGCCATCGCGGCGAACCGGCAGCTCGGCGGCAGCGTCATGCGGGCGATGATCGCAGCGCACGCCCTGACGATGGACCAGACGGCCAAGGGTGCGCAGGCCGTCGTCGTGTTCGAGGTGTCCTGCGACGCCTACAGCGGCGCCTAGGAATCCTCCTCCTTGGCCCGCGCATTCCGGGCCCCCTGGATGACGCCGAGGCCGATGTTCTTCGCCAGCCACGCCACGACCCGGTATATGCAGGCGACCGTCGTCAGCGTCACCGCCGCATAGCCGATGCCCAGCAGGACGAGAAGCACCAGCCCGCCCCAGCTCTTCCAGTGCGGCTCCATCAGGTGCCAGCCCCATTCGGGCACGTCCACGAACCACCACCGCAGGACAGTCATGCGCGGATCGTCCTCGCGTGCTGATGACACGTCAATGGGAACAGGAGTACGCGGATGACCGCGCTCGTCACCCAAGTCGTCCCGAATGTGGGCGTCGACATCTCCACCTCGCTCGTCGCGGCCACCAACGGCGATACGGCCGCATGCGGATCCGGCACGTTCCTGCTCGTCAAGAACGCCAGCGGCGCCGGTATCACCGTCACGATCGCCACGCCCGGCGTCGTCGACGGCCGGCTCGCCATCGCGGACAGCACGTCGCCGTCCATCGCGCTGACGAGCGGGCTGGGTCTCATCCCGCTGATCTCCAGCCTGTACGCGGACCCGACGACGGGCCTGGCGACGATCACCTACTCGGCCACCTCCTCGGTGACCGTCGCGGTGGTGAGGGTCCCGTGAGCACCGTCGTACTGCGTCACCCCACCCTGCCGCCCGCGCAGGAAATCGAAGTCGACGCCGCCGCCCTGCCGCACTACACGGGCGCTGGCTGGCAGCAGGTGCCCGCCGAGGAGCTGCAGCAGCGGGCCGAGTTGAAGGCGCAGGCCGACGCGGAGGCCGCCGCAACTGCCGCGGGCGAGGTCTCCGAGCCCGTCGACGAGCCGGAGCAGTCGGAGCCGGCTGAAGTCCCCACCGAGAAGCCGGCGCGATCGCGCGTCAAGGCGTCCGAGAAGAAGACCGAGGAGAGCTGACCATGGTCGCCACGCCGATCGCTGCTACGTCCCGCTACATCCCGCCGGGTACGACCCGCTACTA